AATCACATCCAAGAGTTCCGCAAGACTGTCCGTGTGTCCCCGCTGACCATCGACATCGCTGTTACCGCTGGTGTGAAGGACGAACTGGCTAACAACATCTCAAAGGGCATGACCATGCTCAAGCGTGACATGGAAAGAACCTTTGCGTCTTCCAACCTGCCAAAGACCGACAACGGCTCTACGCAGGGTTATGTCAGCCGTGGTCTCGACTCATGGATTCGCCCAGTCAAGACAACTGGTGGTGCTGTCGGTAACGACAACTACCTCGATGTCCCGACTGCGTTCCTCACTCCTGCCTCCTCATGCGTTGGTAACGCCACCGCTACTGTTGAGTCAACGACTGCTTCCTCGACTCTGACGGAAATCACAGTCCAAGACATCCTCACCTCCATCTACCAGCAGACTGGTCAGTTCCGCTCGTATGATGCGATTGTCGGTCCTCAACTGAAGAGACAGTTCACGAACCTCCTCTACACCAACCGCTCAACTGGTGGTGCTGAGTCACAGGCTCAAATCCGCACCATCAATCGTGATGCCTCAGATGCCTCGTACATCTCGTCCGTGGACATCTTTGAGGGCGATTTCGGTCAGATTCGTCTGCACCCATCGCTGTTCCTCAAGAACAACTTCTGCGGTTATGTGATTCCTATGGACCTCATCGAAATCCGCTATGGCGGTTCCGTTGCTGGCATCAAGGAACTCACCGACAATGGTGGTGGCCCTGCTCGCCTCATCAACGCCATCGCTTCACTCTGCGTGAAGAACCCGCTGGCGTTTGGTAAGTTCGACTACGCCTCCTAAGCGGATATGGCTGATGACATGTTCCAGTCATTGGCTGACAGTATACCCTCCCATCTCCGCAAGGAGATGGAGAGGGAACTCGTCAACGGATGGAGATTAAACGAGGTCAAGGCGGCTATCAAGGCGAAAGAACTCGCCAGTTTTGGCTATAGGAATGAAGTCAATACGATAGACGGCCTTGGCTCTCTTTCTGCAAGAATACCTCTCGATGCTTACCACTATTGGGGTCAGCGTCTTGGGTATGAGTGCTGGGATGACAAGCAGTTCCTCAAGGAATTCAAGAGAGACAATCCAGCGGTGGCGGTCAACAACTACGCCAAAAAAACAGTTGTTAGAGGAGCCGTCTTTACGGCTGATGGTTTCATTACATGAGAACTGTTGACTTCAACAGAATCCTTACGGACGCAATACAACTTTGCGGACTAGACAGGGACGAATTTAATGTGCAAACATTCAGACAGATGCGAGACTTTGCGTCTGCCAGATTGCGTTATGCGTGGGAATACGACAGATTCCCAGATATTGTCAGATATGTTCTGGCAACTACCACCACGGACGCTAACAGCGTTACCTATGTCACCAAGCCAGCGGATGCTGGCGAAATTTTAGGCGTTTGGGATAAGAACCCGCTCGCCACAACCAGAGCGTTGTCAATCCCATTCCATATCCTTGTTAGCGATACGGAGGAGCGGTTGATTCTTCTGCGTGAGTATACTGACGGAGTTTATGTCGAGTACAGGACTAGACCGCCAGAGTTGAACGGAAACCCTTGGGATTCTACGACAACCTATTATGCTGGGTCGCAGGTATACTTTGATTCCAGTTCAAACAGCGGAAGCCTACAGCCTGTTAGCGGCAAGAACTACACGGCTAACTTCTACGAGTGCTTGGCAACAAACACCAACGCAAATCCAGAAACATCGACTTCCAATTGGACAAAGATTAGGCTTCCGTATATATTCGGACCATACCTTTCTAGGGCAATCTATGCTGACTACCTTAGGTCTGAGGGTCAGATAGAGTCTGCCAATGTCGCAGAGGCTGAAGCCAAGGCGTTCTTGGATGAGGAAATCGACAAAATCATCAGACAACAAGGACAGTACCCAAGATATAAATTCATAAAATCATACTAACATGTCATCAATATCATTATCATCACCGATTCTGAAGTCGTTTGTCCATGCGGACAGTACGATTGGTACGGCTATCACTCAAGTTTTGGCGGCTAACGCCACCTCATCGAGAAGAGTTATCGTCTTAATACAGAACAAATCAGCAACTGCTTCGATTGAGGTTATTTTCGATTCAAATGGTTCAAATGGGATTATCGTCCCGCCTCTGTCAAACATTTCGCTTGATAACTACAATGGACCAGTTCGTGCCTTTGCGACAGCCGCTGGAACTCTTATCCATGTTGCTTACTCTGAAGTGTAATGAGTATCAATGTTTCTGTCGGATTCCAGATTCCGACCAATGTTGTCGAGGTTGGTAACGAGATAAGCACCCAGCAGTTGGGTGCTATTACCAGCGGTTCTAGCCCTACATCGGCTAATCCGTTTACGACAGTCAGTTATATTACTGGCCTGTCCTATTTAACAACCTCTGCGGCATCAACTACTTACGCACCAAAAGCCAGTCCTACCTTTACTGGTACTGTGACCATTCCTGCTGGTGCTTCTATCAGCGGTTATTTAACCACATCTTCTGCATCTAGCACTTACCAGACAATCTCTGGTATGACTTCATATTTGACCACATCTGCGGCTAGTAGCACATATCAGACAATCTCTGCTATGAGTTCATATTTGACGGATGCTCCTTCTGATGGCTCTGAGTATGTCCGTAAAAATGCGGCTTGGGCTGTTGCTACAGGTGGCGGTGGTGGTGGCATCTCTGATGCTCCTTCTGACGGCAATCTCTATGCCAGACAGAATGCGGCTTGGACTTCATTCACAGTTCCTACTCTTTCTGTTACCAACATAGACCTCACAGGTAATTTCAATGGTTACTCGATGGGTTCTGGGTTTTACTCATTCAAGTACGACTCTACGGCTAATACTCTGCGTATGCAGGATGGTTCTGGCTCTGGGATTACTATTTCTGCTACTGCTATAACATTCCCAAACTCAACAACACTTTCAACTGGTGCAAAGAGTGTTAATACAGTTACATCTAATTATAACCCTCAGTTATCTGATGCTAATAACATAGTGTTTTTAAATGGCGGTGGAACACCTATTTCCTTGCAAGTTCAAGATGATGGCACAGTTAATTTTCCAGTAGGTACTGTCATAATTGTTCTTTCTGATGATACTGCTAACGGAATCAATCAAGGTAGTGCTGGGGCTCCTTCTCTTAACGGAGGTTCTGGAGGTTCTTTACCAAATAGAGTCACTCATCTAGTCAAGATTGGTGCTAACTCTTGGTACTATACATAATATGATTACTGTTATTTTATCATCAATCGCTTTTCTTGGCGGTCTTTATGTCGGTGTCAGATGGTCTGACAAGTTGAGCGGCATATACTACGCTATCTTTAAATCCTAATGCCAAACCTACAGCGTTCAGTTGATGGTGACGCTGGGTTTATAGGCATAGATACTAGAGCAAATCCAGCGACTCTCAAGGAGGGTATACTTCAAGACGGAAGAAACATCCGCCTTGATTTGCAGACTTTACAGGTTCGCAAGGGCATCGAGCGTTTGCTCACTCCAGCGGATGCCACAAATGTAGGCAATGTCATAGGTGCTGGGGGATATGTTGATTCAAACGGAGTCGAAAAGATTGCGTTGGTTTCTTATCATCCAAATGATGACCAGAACTATCTTACATTATTTGACCCTATTGCTGAATCTATAGGAACAAGATTCCCATTTCCTGCTGGAAGAAAGTCAATAAACGGACCGATACAGGTATTACAAGCAAGCAATAAGTTGTATATACTTAGAGGAGAGGCTACTAAATACTTTGAAGCGGCAAGCCCAAGCACATCAGCAAAGGCTTATAATATCACATCCACAAGAATAGGCGTTAAGACGCTTCTTCCGCATGGTCTGGCTGTCGGGGATGAGTTCGTCATAGAGACACAGCATGCGGCTTGGTGCGGACCTACGCCATCAAGCAACTTTGTCGTAAGCACAGTACCATCATCTACTGAATTCACATATGTGCTTCCTTCCGCACACAATGGTGCTGACAGCGGATATGTCGTGCAGGTGGCAAAGCCAGTACTTGTTTTTGATGGGTCAAATCTAGACATAGTAAAGCAGGGGGTTATTGACGGAACTCAACTCGGAGGAACTACTCCTACATCGTGCGATTTTCCTCCTACTAGCACAGCCATATATCACAAAAACAGAATATATTGCAAGTATAGCAAGGATGAAATAGCAGTTTCTGACTATCTTCCAGATGCCAATGGCAACTGGGTTTTTGACTTAACCATACAAGCGTTGACAATAAACCAAGGAGATGAGCAAAACATCATAGGTTTTCACCCTTGGACTAGAGACGAAATTCTTGTCTTTAAAAGCAATAGCATATACTCGGCAAAGTTTGCAGACAATACTTCAACGCCAGACATAGTGTTGGCTGATTCGTATGTTAGGTCTTTGACATTCGACATAGGATGTCTCGCTAAGAACAGCATTGCCAATGTGTCTGGATATGTGTTCTTCCTGTCTAAGAGAGGGGTATATAGGCTTGAGCCGCAGTTGGATGCCAACCTGCTCGCAAACACGGCTCCTATGTCAACCCAGATACAGAAGTACATAGACAGAATTAACCAGACCTATGTTCACAAGGCTGTAGCGACAGTTTACAATGGCAGGTATTACTTGGCAGTACCTCTTGACAACAACTTCTACAATAGCCATGTCCTTGTGTATAACTTGACAAACCAGATGTGGGAGTCAGTTGATACATACCCAACCTCATTTAATGCTGATGGTATTGTCATTGCTAAGAGCGGCACTAATGGCACAGTCAATAGGATGATGTTCTGGACAAGGAACAATGGTATATATCTTTCTGAAGAAACAGAAAACGATGAGTATGGAGATATAACTTCTGCACCATCATTTGCTACTTATCCATATATTCCTGCTTCTGTTGACAGTCCAGAAATACCAGAAGGTATACCATTGGACTTCTATCTTGAGCCAAGCGTGTATCAATACACGACAATAAGAGGATATGCCTTGACAAGAAGGTTCATGTTTAATACACTACAGGACAAGAGATTCACATCAATCTCGACAGACCTTGATTTTTCATCTGTTGGTGCTGTTCAGACATCTATTAAAACATATAACCCAGATACGACATCTGTTCTTGATATAGCGTCAACAACATCAATGGAAGACAAGACTCGCATATTTCCTGTCAGAAAAATAGCGGTAGGTCTCGATGTAGAACTAACTACTCTTTCTGGAAGACCTATAATCAAGTCTGTTGTCGTAGAAGCAACTCAAATCGGAAGAACAACTAAAAACAAAGATTAAAAATGCCACAAATATCAGCAGGATTTAATTATACATCCACAGGAGCAAACTCACTTGTTACTGCTGGAAACCTTAATCAACATGTCAACAACGCACAGTTACAGGGTGGTGCTATTGCTGAACAGACTTCTAACCCTACAACCGCAGACACAGACCTACTTTTGATTGGTAAGGCTGGAAGTCTTTTTAAGCAGACCAAGTTGCAGTTCACAAACACCATCAATTCTGACGAAATCAATGTTAATGACCTTTCCGTTGATACGGCACAAATAGATAATCTTATTCTTGCTCCTGTCGTTTCTGGAGTAGTACACCCAGTACTTGACACAAGAGGGACTAATTTTGTTGTTAGCGGTGCTTATCCTCAAATGAGATTTGGATATAGTGCTTATACTGGGGCTCCGCCTACTGGCTCAAGTTATTTGGATGATGTGTCATTTGCTACAAGAAATTTCTCAATTTATAATCCTGCGTATTCAACAAGTGGGAGAGCCACACTTAGTGTTACAGGAAAGGTTGATATTATTAATTCTGCTGGCTCTACTACTGATGCTGAACTTAGCGTTGATGGAGACGCAACAATAGAAGGAGACCTTGTAGTAAATGGTTCGCTTACTGTCTTAGGCAATCCTGCTCCATCTCTCAAGGCAAGCGGCTCTTGGACTTGGGATGGCACAAACTTAGTCCAAAGAAGAACACCATTCAATTGCTCAATTACCCGACTTGGTGCTGGATACTACAAGATTACATTTACAACACCAATGCCAGATGCAGATTATGTTGTTTCAGCACTTACTGACCAATGGGGTGGTAATGCTGTAAATTCTGTTGGAACTATTGGAGTAAGAACAAGTGCCGATTTTTTTGTTCAAATACAATATAGAATATTCTCCAGTTCTGGCGGGTCATCCGATGGTAATGTAGACATTCTAGTTTTTCATTAATTTATGGCTGAATATGATTCAATAGGTGGTGGAGCAAGCGGAGCCGCATCGGGTGCAATGTCTGGTGCGATGGCAGGAGCCGCATTTGGTCCAATTGGAATGGGTGTAGGTGCTTTAATAGGAGGACTCTTTGGCAGTAAAAAAACCAAGGTAAAGAGACCGCCTACATACTCTGAACTGATGAACAACAACTTGACTGCTCAAGAGGGCATTCAAAATCGCTTGTTGGATTTGGAAGGCAAATATAGACCAAAATATCAAGGGTTGCAAGAGCGTACTCTTAATACACAACTTTATGGTGGGCAAGGTACTCAAGGTTATGTCTCGATGCTTAACGATGCCAACCAAGCCTTGGCTGGAGTTCAGCAGAATGCGGCTAACACATACATGGATACACTTGGCAGTCTTACTGGACGCTCAAGAAACCTTATTGTTCCTCAAAGAGTGCAGGGCATGCAGGACATGTTGTTCGCACAAGCACAAAACGAACTTGCCGCAGGTACAGGGCTTAACGCACAAGACCAGCGTATAGCGTTCCAGAACGCTAACATGGGAATGGCACAGCGTGGTCTTGGTGGAAGACAGGGCGTTGCCGCTGGCGTTCTTGCCAACTATGGACTTGGATTACAGAGACAGGATAGGGCTAGGCAGTTTGCTGGCACTATGATGAACTCAGACCTTGGGCTTCAATCGCAAGCGTTGCAACTGGCTGGAAACACTATGGCTCAGTATAATGCTGGCGGTGCTTTCATGGGACAGGCAAACCAGATGCTCGGTCAATACCAGCCGCAGATATTCCAGCCAGAATCACAGATGGGAACTCAAGCCCAAGGAATGCAATACCAGCATGACATGGGACTTGCCAGAGCCAAGATGCAAAGCCAGCAACAACTGATGAACTCGATGGCTTCATTTGGTTCGTTTGCGGCGGCTAATCCAAACCTGTTTAATTTTGGTAGTAGTTCTATTATTCCATCTAATTTTGGAATTGGTAGTGGAGGTGCTTCTAATTTTGGTGCTGGTGCTGGTCAAACTGCAACAGTAGGCTCTCTTTCCGCTGGTGGTGCTAGTGCCAATGTTGGAGGATTCTACGGAAACAACTATTCTAATTTCGCATAATTATGCCAATATTTGGACAATACCAAGGGGGTGACGCTTTCAATGTCTCCCAGAACATGGATGCTGTGCTTCAGCAACAGCAAGCCACGGCACAGGCGATGATTAATGTCGGTCCTGCTGTGCAGAAGACCAAGGAGGAGATGGATGTCCTGCGGAGTACTGCGTCATCTATCCTTAGCCAATACTCAACGGATGAAAAAGGTAAGCCATCTGATGCCGCACCTAAATACATCCATGATATCTATAAGTCCATAAACAAGGAAGGTGGACTTGAGTACCTGTCAAAGAGTCAACTTATATCAGCCCTTGAGGGATACAAGACTGGTTCGATGGTCGAGGAACAGGCTCTCAATGTTCGTGCCAAGCAACAGCAGTATGCCGCAGGTCAGTTAGCCTTAAACAAGGCACAGGCTGAATGGGATGAATACCAGAAAGTTTTGCTGGCACATAAGTTGGCGATGGAGACCGCTGGAAACGGCACTAACTCTGCGTCTAACATAATTGATACTGTAGCCAAGTATGCTCCAGAAGCCGCTTCTGCCGCTACATCTTCTGTTGCTACATCGTTAATGCCTAGCCCAATGGGTGTTATTGCTGGTGTGGCTAAACTTGCGTCTGGAAACGGAGTGTCAGTCACGAATGCAGTTCCTTCTGCAACGCAGGGCATGTCAGCACCAGCCACGCCACAGCCTCAATCCAAGACGCTTGAGTACAAAGTTCCTGCGTCAAGACAGCAAGAGATGCTTGAACTTGAAAAGGAAAAGTTAAGGGCTCAACTTGAAGCAAAGAAAATAGAACTTGGTGAAATTGGTAAGACTCCTCCTACTGTTTCTTCTTATGTTCCTAGCAATCCGTTAACTACATCTTACGGACTTTCGCCATCTAATCCTATAACTGAAGGAGCAAGGTTGCTTTGGAATGCTACTTTTAATAATGAAAATCCATCTGAAAGAGCCAAAAGAATAGAGGCTCAACAAACTAAGATTTCTGATGAAGAAAAACAGAAGACTAGATTGACCGCTGAGATAGCGGAGATTACTGGCAAACTTAAGGCAATGTCACCAGAGGCTCCAGCCAAGCCAGAGCCAGAAAAGCCTGTTGGTGCTACGCCAGTTGCAAAGCCACAGCCGACTATACAGGGAGAACTTGATAAGGCAAAGACTAACCTTTCTGCTATTAAGTCATCCGCTCCGATGAAACCAGAGGATGCGTTAAAGGATGGAAATGTCGGAAAGATTCATGCTGAGTTTGTAAAGCAGACTGGAAGAGCCTTATACACAGGGTCTCCGTTGTGGAGCAGAAAAGACATCATCAGAGACAATCGCTTTGATGCCATTTCATCCGTATTAACTGACCAGTACCTTAAGGATACTGGAGTTGATGTTGTCAAGTTAGACTCAGAGGGTCAACTTACGCAGGACATAAAAAATGACTTCTATGAATGGGCTGATGTTAATTCACAGGAAGGCAAACTTGAAACTTTAAAAGCATTTGCTAAGTCAAACTACGACTCTTGGAAGTACAAGTTTGACAACGCAGAAGCACAAGTAAAACTTCTTACTAATGCTGTCACCAGAGAGCAAGCGTCAGCAAAGACTGCTCCAGCGGCTCCACAAGCCGCTCCTACTCCTATACCAGCATCCATAGCCCCTGCTGGCTCTACAACGGCTCCTGTAGCCACCCAGAGGCAGTTAAGACCATCTCCAGTCCTTCCTGTTGCCAGCAAGCCAGAACTTAAATCTGACGATGAGAAGATTACGGAGGAATATGGTCAATTAACTAGCCGACTTAGAAGTATGGGGGGTGTTCCACTTAATTGGTCTGAGTCTACCTATAGACAAATGAGAGGCTATCCGCCTAAGATTCGTATTGTCACAAGCAATGGTGTCAAACTTGTCGGAATCGGTGACAAGTGGGAAGTTATGCAAGATAAAGCCGCAAATGTTGGAGACCAAATTGCTCTACAAAAGCATGCTATCTTGATTGATTCTATAAGAACAGATAAACTTTCTACTAATAAATGGATATTCCAAGGAGATATCAGAACCACAGAGGCTAATGAGGCTGGTAAAGTTAAGGAGTCAGTTCTTGCTGTTACAAGAGCCGTTGATGCTCTTGACAGACTTATTGAACTTGGTGAAACTGGGCTTTGGGACTCTATTACTCCGAATGAAAAGTCTGGTGCTATCGAGGCTATAACCAACTCAGTTCAAGCGGCTGGTAGAACTGAAATTGCTGGTTCTGGTGCGTTTTCTGAACAAGACGCAAAGAAACTCGAAAGCATTGTTCCATCACTTGCTTCCATAAGCGGTGCTGTATTTAGACAACAATCATTGGCTAAACTTAAAGAATATCGTGTTAGAATGGTAGAAAAGGCAAGAGGAATTGGTGATGCTTGGGGTTTCAGAGTTGGAGAAGCATCTAATTCTGGCTTGACACAGCAACAAGAAGCCCTTATCAGATTAAGGTATAACGAATATCTTAAACAAGGGGCTAGTCCAGAACAAGCGAAACAAGCCGCTCTTGCCGATGTTCTAAACAAATAAAATGAATACAGATTCTCTTTACCTTTGGAACGCTCCAGAAGGTTCGGAAAACAAAGGGATTGAGGCTGTCAGAAACGACAGACTCGATGAAATCCTTAACAAGCCTTTGACTGGTGATGACATAGCCTTGAAGGTTATGATGGCTCAGTCCGCTGGCGAGAACCCGAACTTGAGCATGGATGAGTTCAAGTTGTATGACGAATGGCATAAGAAACAGGTAGTCAACTGGTGGGAACTTGCCTCTGGTGGAGTAGGCACATTTTTTAGTGACATAGGTTCTGGTCTTGCGTCTCTCACTCCTTTTGGAACTGACAAGCAAGGCAAGGAGCGTACTATGGGTAGTGCGTTCTTAAACGCCACAACACGCCTTGGTCCTACGGCAACTGAGGCTCTTGGTCGAGGAACCAGAGATTTGGTTGGTCTTTACGAGGAAGCCAGCAAGAATCAGAATTCACCTCTGTACAACCTTTTCAATCCTAACGGAGATGTTTACAGCAGATTCGTTGATTTTCATAAACTTGCCGAATGGAGAGCGACATCACAGCGTATTCTTGAAGGTCGTGAGAATGTAGTTATGCCAAACACATCTGGCATGATTGGCAAAGATGTAAGCACATTATCACCAGAGGAACTGTTCAAGGTCAACAATGACTTGGCACAGGCAGGTTCGTATTTCTTAGACCCACCCGCTTTGATTACATTAGGTCAAAGCACATTCTTGAAGGCTGGTACTAAGACGGCATTGAGCGGTGTCATGGATGGGCTTGCTAAGGACGCATTAAAAGAAGGCATTAGCGGTACTGCTTCTGCGTTCAAGAATACTGCGGCACATCTTGATAAAGGAAAGATTTTTGGAGCGAGCCTTACCGAGAAACTTGGCAAGTCGTTCCGTGTCGCTGGCGAGGCTGTCGATAAGCCTATTAACTCCGTTATTAATTGGATTAAGACACAGGCAGACGAACTGCTTGATACCAATCTTCACACTACGCCAAACGCTAATCTGCGTATTACTGGACCGACAAAGGGACAGGCAGGTTTTGGTGGCTCTCTTATGGCTGGCTTGGGCATTGGTGCTATAGGTCTGCCTTATGCGGCAAGCATAGTTCCCATCTGGGCTGTTGCTAACGCAGGTATCATCGGTGGCAAGTTCATAGAGCGACTGGGCGTTGAGATGGCTAATGGTGCTGGTGTTCTTGGACGCATGGGACTTGAGCAGACAAGCACAGGCAAACTTGCCAGAATGTTCTCCAAGTGGGGTCCGATGGGTGGCTATGTCGTTGATATGACAAAGGCTGTTGCCAAGTCTGGTGCTTACGGAGCCGCAATCGGATACCTAGCCAGCGGTGAGGAAGGTGCGGCACAGGGTCTTGGTGTTGGTTCAGCGATTGGAACAACTCACTATCACTTTGGCGTTGCTCACAATGTCATCAAGGGCAGGTCGAGGGACAAGATGGTTGCTGGTCTTATCAATAACATCAACGAACTCAGAAGCAACGGATTCACTCATAAGGCTGATACTGTTCTTAAATATCTGAGCGAAATACAGGCACAGCATGGTGACGATGGTTTCTTCAGAAACTTAGGCGTGTATCTTGCCGCTGAAGCAGACAGCCAAGTTGCCGTGTCATTCTGGGACAAGCAGGACTTCCTGCGTCTTAGGGATGACCCCACAGTTCCAGCCTCCGTTAAAGACGCTATCAATGAAGTAATCGGTGAAAATGGCGATGCTTGGAACGGATTGTTCATGGGACGCAACGGAAAGTCTGTCCCTTACTTTATTCACAAGGATGGTCAGAGCGGAAAGACTCATATTATCATCAATACTTGGGCTAAGGATGTTGCTGGAAAGACCCAAGCGACTGGATTAAAGGGCGAGTTTTACCATGTGCTGGCTGACGCATATAAGGAAGCCGCAACCAAGCCACGCTTCATCGAGGAAATCTTTGAGGGCGTTGCCAGAACTCTGAACGGAAGCACCACGCCAGAGGGTCGTGCAAAGTTAGCACAGATGTTCAGAAATGCGGCTGACAACCTTTCGTTCTTTGGTAAGGATGCAAAGGCTCAGAAGGGCATGCCAAAGCGTGTCGCTAACCATCTCAAACTCACCAACGAGCAAGCACCCAAGGGCTGGGAAGTTGTCCATGTCGTTGGCAATGAGCGAGTCAATGTTGACGGATTTGAAAGACCTAGATACAGATGGATTGCAAGAGATGAGAGCGGAGCATATGCTGGATACGATATCTACGAGAACGCTAACGGAACATACCAGTTAAACAAGGATGGTAAGCCTGTGTCAAAGGACTTGCCATCGCTTGCTATGGCGATGAAGCAGTATCGTGAACTCACTTTTAAACCGAGTTACGAGCCTACACAGCAAGGAGAGCCGCCGCCCAATGTTTCTGGACAGAAGGAAAGAATTGTGCCAGAGCCAGAACAGCCAAAGCCTGTTGACCCAGAGTCAGTCGCTCCTACCAACGCTCAGAGAACCAACAGCGTCTATGAGGCTATCGACCTGTTTGAGAAAACTGGCAAGATTGACGGAGACAGATTCCATGTTCTTCTTGAGGAACTGGGCGAGTCTATCTTTGACGCACATGAGGCTGAGATGCCGTTTGACTACATTTTCCTTGGCGGTGACTTAGGCTTTGCCAGAAACCTCATTGAAGAGGTCAAGCATAGATTTGCCAGAATCGTTGACAGAAACGGAAGACAGGCTGGATTCGTCCCAGACTTTGAAAAGCCGTTTGTCGATTGGTTCAAGGACATAGACGGCAAGGCTATCGTTGACCCATACATGCGTAAACTGTTCAAGCAGTTCCTGCGTGTCCACAGGGAGCGTAGCATGAATCTTGATGGCTACACAGTAGACTTGTCAAAGATGTCTCCAGCGATGCTCAAGCAGTTTGTCGAGGACAACGGAATGGAGCATGAGTATGATGTCGATGACACTACTGGAAACTATGTCAGAAAGCCAGAAGAGCAGATTAACGCTGAGATGCACAAGCGTTACCAGACGGCATCTTATGAACTGCTTGCGGCTGAGAAAAACGGCATAGCGACTGGATTCTTCTTCTACGCTTCCGAGGCTGATGCCCCGAGCCAAGGCTCTATGGACAGCCAGAACGAGGGCGGCATGCTCAAGCAGGAAGGCTGGAAGCAGTACAGAACTACCCAAGAGGACATCCTCAAGGCACAGAGAAAGGGTACGCTTCCTACCAAGGAAGAAATCGAGGCTCTTGTCAAACGCACAGGCGTATGGGGTAACAGAAACAGACCACGCACAGGCGAGATTGATGACCTTGTTGCCACAGCCAAGAAGGGCTCTATTATCTTCACAGGAATCCCAACTATTGAAGGATTCAAGATTCTCCAGAAGCACCTGCCAAAGAAGCAGATGGAGGCTATCGCCAAGATTGCTCCCTTAATCATGGATGGCGGAACCACAATGAACAATGTCACCAGAATCAAGTACGCTGGTTTTAGCCATGTTGATGATTCTGGAACTAAGTTGAAGCGTCCTAAGAATGAGTGGTCTGCCGTTGAGAAGAATATCGTGTTCTACGGCATGGAACTCAGAGCAACGCTCAGAAACCCAAAGAGCGGCAAGTTTGACTACAAGACTCCGCATGCCGCATTCCTTCTGCGTGGTGTCGATATCGATGTCCTGCAACGCAGAATCCAATGGATGTGGAAGAATGAGAAGGAGACCAGAAAGCGTTGGGATAACCTTGTCGATTTCGAGAAGGATGTCTATCGACTGGTGGAGAACTACTCAGCCAAGACAGCCATTGGCGGCTCCAGATTCTTTGGTGGTGGTGACGAGGGTAAGGCTAAGAAGCGTCTTGCTTGTGCGGCTATCGGTGCTTTCCCGACAAGGAAGATGGTCGAGGGTCTTGATGCTGATGATGTCGAATTTGACCTGCCAGAAATCGACTGGCATCACTACCAGTTAAGTTCCTACGGCAAGGGCAAGAACGGCAGGGATATTCCTTGGACTAACATTCGTGCCGATGCCATCAGAACTGTGTTGGGTACTGATGACAAGATGCGTGTTCCTTATGCTGAAAGAGCATACTACAGAGCCCAAGAACTCTACCAGCAGAACAAGAAGACTGGTGTGAGAGAAGGCGAGGATGTCCCAGTCAATGTCAGAACAATCTCTCTTGATGTCTCTACCAACCCGCATAAACAGAAATCTTTTGCTGGAGACCAGCCAGATATACTCTACAGAAATAGCACAAAACCGATGTCATTCTCTCCTTCAGACATTCTGAAAGAGATGCGTAGTGGGTCGGTAAAGATGGGTGCTAGAGCCGCACAGAACCTCAAGCAATTCGTCAAAGACAGCGTTGGGCATGACTCTGCCACGGACTCTGTGCTTGTCTACTGGCATGGCTATGTCAACGGAAAGCCGTTTGATGAAGTCAACATGGGGCAGTTTGGTCTTCACATCGGTACGCTTCAAGCGGCAATGAGCAGAAACTACAAGGTTGGTGATGCTAGAGGAATACCTAATGATGTCTCTTATAACAGCGTCATGCCTCTTGCTATCAACATCAAGAAGCCGTTGCAACTCGTAGATAGAGGGCTCTGGACTCCTCAGAATATCGCTGAGTCCATACTTGCATCAATTTCTCCAGACCAAAGAGACTCTGCTCATCCGAATGTCTTTGAGTCTTCCTCATCAAGAGCCAGAATAAAACAACAACTTGGCGAGATAAAGCCTTCAGATGTAGACTTCTTGACTCGTTTCATAGAGCGTCAGCGTCAACTTAAGTCTAAGAATCCAAACGCATACCAAGAAGCACAGATAGGTCTCCTTTCATCTGCTTCTCTTACTCCAGAATTCATAAGGCATTCCAAGGAAGTATACGCAGAGTCAAAAATTCTGCATGACTGGCTCAGAACAAAGGGCATAGACGCTATTTCGTACTATAACAGAACAGAGGGTAGTGCCTTGTCTTACATCATTTTTGATGGAAAGAACGCCAAGAACATCGCTGAGAATGTCGGTGAGTTCAGCCCAGATAGCATATCAATGCTCCGTCAACAGGCTTCCAGATACGGAGCCAAGTCAGCGGAACAGGCTAGGTCTCTTGAGAGCAACTACGAGGCGGCTATCAAGGAGGGCGATATCTTTGAGTCTATAGCCATCAAGAACAACTTCCTTGGAGATATGCCTCCTAACACTAGGATTGTCAGACAGACCGCTGAAGAGGCTGGCGTTCAAGGCGTGTCGTTAGACCAGTACAATGGTCAATTTGCAACAGGCACTCCGTTTGTGCTTCCGATGTTGCATGCCACAAAGAACAAAAGCGTTGCAAAGGGAGATTACAATCCTAACTTTGGTGTTGTTGGAAAAAGCGACATGTCTCACTTCAACTCCGTTTGGTGGGGCTCTCACATGGATGTTGCCAAGTACTTCAGAGATTTCCATGCCGCTAACAGCGGAAAAAACAAGGCTTATATTTCAAGAGCCCTTATAAAGTCAAAGAACCCTCTGGTTGTTGACGCAAAGGGTGAGTACTGGAACTCTAAGAAACTTAATATCAACAAGTGGCTTAACAAGGGAAGAACAGATGGTCACGATTCTGTGATGTTCTTGAACATCTATGATGATGTCGAACAACCAAATAACAGACCTAATCTTCTTCTGCACAATCAAATCGTCCTGTTCCCAGAGTACGCCAACGATAGCGTTGCCGTGATTGATACCAACATGGATAGGCATCCAGTCCCCAGAGGACTGGGACTTGTCAACGAGGTTCCTATTGAACTTCCGTTCAGACAAGAAGCGAATAAGTCTGGCAAGAGCAACGAGGAGGTCAAGCGTACTTTCTATTCCGCTGTCGAGAAGTTCGTGGAAGAGAAGGTCACGGACAAGACATCGTTGCAGGAACTCATGGGTCTGCTTGACCCGACCAGAGGCACAGGAATCGTCAAGTCAGAACTTGAGTTCTTGGATATTGCTGGCTGGGTCGAGGAGCAGAAGAAACTTAATCCATCAAACAAAGCCAAGGTCAATAAGGCGGCTCTGCTTGAGTATATCAGAACGCACAAGTTTGAACTGCAAGAGGATAAGACCAATAAGGCTTGGTACACCTTGCAAGGTCTTGACCCGAATAATCCTCAAGTTCAAAGCCAAGTCGAGGGTGGATATGAAAATTATACCCCAGCAAACAAGGGCTACGATGAACTGCATCCTACCACAAACTATCGTGTGCTTATTCTTAGAGCCCCACAGGGAGAAGATTATGCTAGAGGTGCTGGAGGACATTTCCCAAATCCAGAAACCATCATAGCGTTTGCCAGAGTTGGTGATATTTATCTCGATAGGGAAACGGAGATGCCTTCACCTCTTCCAGAAGCACCCAAATTAGCAGAAAGATTTGTACCAAAAGATTTTGATACTTCTCAAAATGCAATATCTGGAAAACAGCGGAAGAACTATACAAGTTTTGAATATAAATTAAAACTGTTTCTTAGGGAAAATCTTGGTACAACTGAAAAACTTTTTGAACAATTGCCACCAGAAATGCTTTATAGCATCATGGAAGCAAGAGCAAGATATACACATTCAGATGGAACACCAAGACTTAAGGAAGATGATTTAACTCAACTTGGGTTTGTTTTTGATTATCTTACCTCTGCAAGTCCAGAAAAAGCATTAAAAATTTTATATGGATATAAATCAATCATAAATGACCACTTTCAAACAGGTGGAACATTTGCTTTTAAGTCAAAATGGAGACTTGAAACGATTGACAAGGATATTGCTATGATTGAATCTCCAGATTTTGATAGTTTTGCTTTTGAGCATAAGTCAAATCTTTTTGCTATATTAAGAGATTTGGACGAAAGTCATATTGAAGCAGAAAATTCTTCTGGATTTTATCAACCAGATGCTGAAAAGCGTAAACAGGGATTTATCAAATTTTTTGACCTGCTTAAGTCATTGATGGAGCCGTTGGATTTAGATGTGGTTGAGCAAACGAAATCCAGAAAGAAGATGTTAATGGTTTTTGAATCTCAGTCTGACACGGCTCAGAACATGCAAGCGAGGAATGACCAAAAACTTGAAAGTGTTTTGACTGAGGCTGATGTGGCAAGAAGAGATATTGTTCAGCAAGAACTTTCTGATTTAAGACATAAAGCCCATTTAGAACAATCAAGAAGACAAAGAGCAAGCGGAGACTGGGATAACCAATACACAATTGCCGAAATTCTTAGTCCAGAAGACTATGAACAGTTTAAGAAACTCAAAGAAGAGTTAAATAAATATTCTGGTGCTGAATATAAGAAAGTTATGTCCGAGAGGGAGTTTTTAAAGATTCCAGAAGTTAAAGCAGAGGTAGAAGCAAAAGAAAAACTTTTGGGGGCTTGGGATAAGTGGGAAAACTCAAGAGATGACCTAATGGATAGAGGTGACCTTGTTGACCAAAATCACAAGGAGGCTATCTTTAAAATTAAGGAAATGATTGGTGATGGAGATAAACTTAATGCAATAAATGATAGTATTCCTGGCGGTAAGGAAAAATTTATAGAAAATCTTGTTATTTTTATAGACAGAATGCTAAATGCACAAAATGCAGGTAGTAAGGCTGATGCTAAAAGAATGACAGATAGATTGGCTGAGATAAAAGAATCAATTCTCAGAAGGGGGAATGTAACATTAGAAGAACTGACAGCAATTACTACAATTGACCAGTATGGAATGTTTATGACAGACCAATCAAGACTTCCATATTATGATTATCAATATTTCAGAGGACTTTTGAGTGAAAGACACACAAAAAGTTATGAAACGGATGAAGCAATAAATAACATAGGAAATTCTCTTAGGAAACAAATATCAGATGCATTAAATGGTGAATTATACGACTACACTATAACAGCACAAGGAATGTTTAAAACAGACGATTTCAGCAAAAGAAATCTGTATAGGATAATAGACGAAAAGGTTGACCAATGGCTTGGCACTATGGATGGTAATGTTACTGGAATGTCGGATATTGCCACAAAGGTGTGGCAACTTTGGGCTGATTATGCATTGAAAGACAAAAATAGCATAGCCTATACGCAATTTAGAGAAGCAGTTCTTAGAGATACTGTTAAGAAAATTGACCGCTATAAAGGTGCTATTCCATCAAAGAGTGAAGCAAGAATGGCATTACTTAGGAAGTTGGCATCTAGTCGTGATACTGTTGTGACTGAATACATGCCATTCCTCCGCACAGAGGATTTCTCGAAACTCATGTTCAAGAAGTTGCTGAAGGAGATGGTCGATGGTGACTACGAGGGCATCATCATCATCCCACCAGAACTGCCTCAGAAAATTACTGGCGGTGACTCTAAGTATTACTACGGCACGATTCTTCCCAAGGTTATAAACAACTACACCAAGAAGTTCGGTGCTAAACTTAGAGAGAACAAAAGTCTTCAGTCACCACTACTAAGTAATGGTGATGTTGCAAGCATGCTTAATATTGTTAGATACGGATTAAATGGAATAAGAAAGACCACAGGAAAAAACATGTTTGAGGCTATGAATGCTCTTCAAGACATGGCAAGAACTGTTTTGAGTCTTGATATGGAGAACATGTCTTCTGACTTGTATAAAGAAATGCACGAAAAAGTCTCAAGTAAACTTGCTTCAGATGGGGGAATGCCAATAACTGCTGGCAGACAATTACTTGATTTCGGAATTAATTCTATAAGAGGAACATTGCCAGAAGGTTACAAGTTAATACAGTACGATTTTAATACTAACGATTGGGAAATTCCTTCATATGGTGTAGGTAATTTAGAAAAACAAGCCTCCCGCAAAGGTCTTATCCTTGATAGAACTCCTCAGATGGATGCCATCAAGGAAGGTCAACCGCTGTGGCAAGCGGCGGCTCGCAGGAAGAAAAAGGGTACTGTCGAACAGCCAGAGACTGTCGGTGACCTGCAAGGCAAGACTCCTGCTCAAGAAGAGCCTGTTGTTCCTATTGATGTTACTGGAAGGAACATCAGCGACATCTCGCAGGTTGTCGGACTCAAGAGCAACAAGGACAGAGAACTGCTTGATGTCGAAAAGGCTGTCCTCAAGGATGGTGCTGGAACCTATCGTGGATACAAGATTGTATACGACAAGGCTAACGGAGGGTACAAGATATTCAATCCTGCTGGCAAGGCTGTCGGTGTTCCTGTGGCATATATCGATAGGGTTACAGGAGAGAAGGTCATCAAGACCGAAAAGCATGTCATCTTTGTCGAGGAAGGCGTTGACTTGATTGACTCCGTTCTTGGCGGAATGCCAAAGACCGAGGAGCAGAAGTCTATTCCAGAGGCGGCAAAGCCAGCAAAGGTCAATAATCCAGCCAAGCAACAGGTCGTTGCTCCAGAGCAGAGAGCCATCCCAGTCCAAGACCAGAATGCGGACAAGAACGCTGTCGAGGCTCAAGTCAAGGCTGGCAAGATGGCTGACTACTACGGCATATTCAAAGTCGGGTTCGACCCTAAGATGGGTAAGTACTTTGCCTTGGACAATGGCGGTCAGCAAGTCCAGATGCTTGTCCCGAGTCCGTTCCAGAGCGGTCCTAGAACCCTTAGTGGTCAGTACCACCCAGACCTCGCCTCTGTTCTTCAGCAACTTGACAAGAAGTTCGACAAGACCAAGTATGCTAACAGGGCTCCATCGGCAACCTACGGACAGGCACAATCGGCTCCTATGGCTCCTATGGCGGCTCCTGTTCAAGCGGAAGCACCCAAGCCAGCACCAAGGCGTGTCGAGGCTTCTAGCGTCCCTCCAGCGGTTGCAAAGGCTACGCCAGCACCTAAGCCAAAGGTCACACCGCAGACTGCTCCGAAACCAAAAGCGTCAATACCGAGCAAGCCTACTCCTGCGGCTAACGAGCCAGAGGTTGTCATGCCTAAGCCACAGCCTGTCGCTCCTACGGCAAAGCCTGTTGCTCCTGTCGCTCAGACTGTTGACCCGACTGCACCTGCGGTTGTCACACCAGACATTGAAGACTTGAAGAGCAGAGCCAAGTCGCTTGGCAAGGGCTTCATCGAGATGCTTAGGGATAAGGAGATGAGACAGTACATCATCGACTCCCTCAACATGGACGATGACCTTACCCTTGTCGGAACCACGGAAGATGCCAGCACAGCGGACGGCAGATTCTCAGTCACCAAGAAGGGTCGCAAGTTGGAGGTTGTCCAGAACAACTACACCTCGCCAATCACAGGTATCGTGTACGACAAGCGACCAATCGCCTATGTCAACACCATCGAACAGGCTCAGTTGCTTATCCGCAGAATCGAACTTGAGCGTAGCATGGCTATAAGGGCTAAGAACATGTCACCAGAGAATGGTCTGGCTATCCTTGCTCAGCAGAACCCTGCTTATGTCGAGATTGCTAGGGAGAAGGCTATCAAGGATAACGCCTTGATTCAGATGCTCCTGTCGATGCGTGACCAGAACATCATCCCAATCTACATCGACCCAGAAACATTACAGCCTCTGTTGGTGATGATGCCTAGCGAACCAGCCATCTCTATGGTCACAAGACCTAAGAAGAGCGTCCAGATTGCTGGGCTTCTTCCAGAAAGCGGTGCGGCTGGAGACCCAATGCCGCTGGCTCTGATTGACAAGGCGATAACATTCAACATGTTTGAGGACGCTGAAATCAGAGGTCTTGACTATAACACCAAGAATGTGGCTACCAGATTCCGCAACGCTCTTGGCTATGAGATACTGAAGTTCAAGGGCAAGTTCAGATTGTTCAACCCGATGAGGTCGGCAATCTCAGTCAGAGACGATGAGGAGGCTGTCATCAACGACATCATCGCAGACATCCATAGAAACGGACTTCAGCAATGAACGATATGAGCCAAGTGATTGAAGAATTCAAGAAGGCTGGGTGGCTGTTCGCCATCCTTGGAGGACTTGGGGCTCTGGCTAGGTTGATACTGACCGATGAGAAGTACAATACCATCAAGTGGATAAGGATGGTAATCGCTGGGGCTATAGTGGGGGTGCTTTGCTACTTCTCGCTGTACCAAGCGGACATCGACCCATTCTACAAGTGTTCGTTATGCTCAATCTCTGGCTCGATAGCCCCAGAGTTATTCACATTCGTGAGAAACAAATTCAAGAAACAAACCAATGGCAATTGAACTTAGAAAATCAATAAAAGACCCAGAACTTCAAAGAGCCATATGGGGATTTGAAGTAAAGGATGACTCATACTGGAGAGTTCTTGGAGAAACTATAGATAATAATCCTAACTCTATATATCAAGATGTTCTAAGAAGCGGTGCTATAAAAGGTTCTGAAGATTATGGCAGAGAGGCTTATTTTGCATATGGGGCTCCACAGGGTAATTATCTTAGCAATTATAAGTTAAGACCTAATCAAAATTTCATAATAGAAGCAACAAATAAATTTGACCCTAATGTAAATCCGTTATATAGACCTAACGCATATAGAGCAAACGCACAGACTATTAATATATACGGAATGGACATCCCATCACCTAAGGAATTCATGGAAGGAGGCGGTGGCTCAAGGTGGCAATCTCCAGAAGTAATGGGAAGAAAGCCAGACTTTGGAACATACTCTACTATGCTTCCAGAAAGAGAGACTAGATTTATAGATAGAATAAACCCAGAAAATCAAAGACACATTAGAATGGGTGCTTTTACTTCTGGAGATGCTTTAGGCAAACCTTGGGAGGGTGCTTTAAAAGGTTTTAAAGGCGGTCCTCCAAAGATTGACTGGAGGTTTGATTACACCAAGCCGTTCATGCAAACATCGCCATCTCAGCATGCAAAAAACGCACTTCATATTGTTGAAACAGTTGCCGCACAACCAGAGGTCGCAAGGGCTGTAAGTGTTGCTGGAAAGGGTCTTGTTGCTGTTGGTGCTGGACTTGAGATTGCAAGGGTTCCAAGCAGAATAGATAACTACAAACTCAACGCTTGGAAGAACGATGCCAACTGGAAACCAGACTTCTCTGATGAGTTAGGCATGGCGGCGGCGGCTGGTGTTGAGACATCTTTGAACTTTGCCACGCTTGGGTTGTGGGATAATAAAGAAAGAATAGCCAGAGATGCCACATCTGGTGCTGGATACGGAAAGGGGTATTATGGAACAATGATTCCTCCGTCTGGAACAACAAGCGTACACGAAAACCCGCAGTCAAGGTATGAGCGTCAAGGCGTATCGCTTGACCACGCCTTGAGTCTTTTCCGATGATTAGAATAGCATTATTGTCCGCATTGCTGGTCGGATGTGCGACAACAGAACCGACCAAACCTATAATAATAACCAACAAAGATAAGGACAACTACATTGAAAAAGTCGAACAAATCGTTTCTGACGCAAATTCTGCCATTTCTGCTGTCGCATCTACTCTCGATGCTGGGGTCAGAAGGGAAATCCTCCAAGGGCAAGTCACCAGACTTTCTGGGGTCAGAGAGCCATCAGTCGAGCGAGTCGAGTCCTTTAGACGAATGGTTGAAACCAACGACACCAAGGCGGTCAAAGAAGACCAAGAGAAGGCGTTGAAGGTTGAGTCTGAGACTAACCGCCTTTGGGCTATAGTAGAGGAACAGGAGACTGAGATTGCCATCGCACACGCAATGGCTGAGAATTCGGAGAACGAGCGTCAAAGGGAGATGAAGGATAAGATACTGTGGATGGTGTCCTGCGTTGGCATGGCTATAATGACGGCAGGATTGCTTGCCGTGGCGTTCACTCCGTTCAAGACCAGAGGGCTGGTGCTTGTGGCAGGAGGTACGCTGGCAACCTGTCTGGCGTGGATAGTGGACACCAGATGGTTCGCTTGGGTCGTTGGCGTTGGCATAGCGATAGCCATGCTGGACGGACTGTACATCCTAATCAGATGGACAATCAATCGTCATCGTCAACAGGCTCACGATAAATCACAGGCATCTTAGGATTCTTGGGATTGAATTCGATGTTGTAATCAATCCAAGTGATGGCTGAGTTTTCATCCCAGTCATTGGCAAGCATGAACGCCAGCACAAGCCTGTCGTAATTGTACTGTACGCAACCACGGCTATGAATCTTTTTATCTATAGCCCAGTCAAGGTACTCCCTAGGCTCCAGCATGAAGCACCCTTCATACTTGGAGTCGTTGTCCTTGATTTCCTCGTCAGTCAGTTTTCTTGCTGTTAGCATTGTTCTTCTTTTTGACTCGTTCTGATTCCTGTCTCCAGATTTGCTTCTCCTTTTCGTCAAGTCCGTCAATGTACTTGAGCATAGGCATGCAGATGTCTATGGTCTCAGCGGATACTCCAAGGAGTACGCTAGCACCAGCGTAGGAAGAGTTAGGTTTCGTTTTCATTCTTGATATCGAAAGTGTCGTTGCGGATTACGCAGAAGTCATCGGTCAACATGTGGCGGATTTTCCCATCCTTCTCAAGCACGATTGCAAAGATGTCATTGCAGAATGTACCTGCCTCCTGCACATACAAAAGGTAGCCGTAGCCAAGTTCCGTCTTCACAGGGATAGGCTTGTTGAATTCGTGAATCATTTCTTGCAGGTCTTACCCCAGTTCGGCTTGCCATCAATGGTGTCCTTCCACTTGGCGTGGGCGTTTATTAACTCCTCATGTGCCATGCCGTTGAGCATGACAACCATGACTTCCTTGCTCAAGACCTTGCCAGCGTCCTTGAGTTTTTGCTCACGCTCAATAGCATCAAGCCATTGCTGATTGCGGCTTCTAGCCTCAATCTTCCAGTAGTTGATGTAGTGCTGGGCGGCTTTGATTACCTCCTCCTTGGTTGCCCACTCGGGAGGCTGGAACTCTTCCTCTATGGAACTGCTCACGACTGCTTGCCCTCCTTGGCGGCGTTCCAGCGGACAACGCTCGGAGGAATATGGGTGGTCATATGCCCCCATTCAATCCTTACGAGTTCTTGATAATGAAAAGCCATATCATCCCCCGCCTTGCGGAGACGCTCGTACTGTTCCACAGGCACAGCCGTCACAAAGGATGATTCCCTAAGACGCTCAACCTCATCAAGCAACCACTTGTAGTCACGCCATTCGACATACTGTCCGTTCTCGTCCGCTTGCATAACATCACCGCCAAGCGTCTGCTGGGCTTGGATGCTGGCTACATTGTAGCGATTAGGCTTGTTGAGATTTCTCACGGCTTTTCGATATTGATAGAACGCTCGCAAGTCTGCCAGCCATGTTCTTCTACATACGCACGAACACGAATCGTAACCTGCTGATTTTCAAACTGACAATATATGTTGCAGTCATCATTACGCTCGATGGTCATGTTGCCGTCACCGATGCGGATTGTGTCAGTCCAATCTTCCAAGAAGTTGGCAATCTCGTTGTCAGCCCAAGCACCAAATCCAAGGCGTTGAATCTGGTCTTGCGTCATTTGTTTCTTGTCCATGTTAGGCGTAGAAGTTGTTTTCCTTGAGGAACTCGTCACGCATCCTGCGAGCCTCGATAGGGTCTTTGGACAGGGGGCGAGAATGGCACTTGGCGTTGATGACAACCTTAAGGTAATACTTGCCATTCAAGCATGCCATATGATGGTCGGGATTATCAAAGAAGTTTTTCTTGGGTGCGGGAGGAACAATGTTGAGGTCAAAGTTCTTAGGGTTGGTCATCTCGATAGCCCTGTTTAGGGAGATACCAAGAGCCTTTGCTCGTTGTTTCAATATGTCTTTATTCATCGTAGCGATGATACCATCAGTACAACTTAAAGTCAATAGGTGCGAGCCACTTTCCTCCGACTTTGTGTGCTTGCAGAACTTTCCAATCTTTGCCCTTGACCCAGCCATATAGCCACCCATTGCCCCACGAACTGGTATTGAGGTTGATGTGAGCATAGCCCATCTTCTTCTTGTTGCACAAAGCCCCACCGCAGAATCCGACCACGCCCTTGTGACGCTTGGCGTTGGCTTGCATGATGGTGTGCAGGTGTCCAATCAAGGTAGCACCGCCTCTGGGCGAGTAGTGTACGGCATGCTCTCTTACGCTGTTCTGATTGACGCTGTAGCCATGACAGGTCGATATCGGACCCATCTCAAACACTCCGTCCTCCGCATGGTAGGGAAGGATTAACTTGCATCCGTTCTTACGCAGGGTATACTCGATGTCTCTGATGACCCCTTTGCAGTAGTCACGGACGATGCCGTTGCCAGATGTCTCGATAGCCTTGAACAGACGATGCTCATGGTTGCCGTAGTGGTATACATCGGGCTTGGTCTTTTCCAAGAATTCCAATCCCATCTCGATATCCCTGTCCATCGAGTTGTACTCTTCAGCACCGATGGCGTTCTTTCGTAGGGAGCGGATATCGAACCCATCACCGCCATGTATCTTGATGTCGGGGGAGAAATCAGCAAGGAAGCGAGTCAAGGCTAGGACAGTATCATCGTCCTGCATATCTCCGTGGTTATCGGAGAAGAAAACGAACTTAGTCCAAGCGTTGTGCTTCAGTTTAGGCTGTCGGTTTTTGTTGTTGATTCGCATCTTTGAGATACTTGGGAACCATGTACGGATTCTTTCGAGGAACCTTGATGTCGAGTTCAGCGATGATTTCCTTGAGTTCCTTGGGCGTGAAGGTAGCGGAAATATTTCTGGCTATGGATAAGCCAGCGACAATCCTAAACATGGATATGCCCTTACTTTTCTTTTCGTAAGCCATTCTGTTTTTCCCAAGCATCCATCTTGGATTGGAGTTCTCGGAGCATGTCCAAGGCGAGTTCAAGGTCTTCGGGCTTCATGCCAAGGATGGCGGAAGCCTCTACAATCTTGAACGCTACCGCCTTGGTCTGCGGCTTCTTGCGAGGCATCAGAACGGAACCTCGTCTTGGCTGTCGCTGGTGTTATTGGAAGCCATGTCGTAGAGAGCCACAGCGGTAGCCTTCAACTTAGCGTCCTTGGCGGTAACCTTGCCAGTCTTCTCGTAGGGGCGAGGTTCCCATTTGGTAGCCCAGTACTCCAAGTCCTTGAGCCCAAGTTCGCCAATGGGCGTTCCCTTGTTGTTACCGAAAGGAACAGGAATGGAAGGGTCGATGTCTCCAATAGAAGCAGGAACAGCCGCAACAGGAGCAGGAGCAGGAACAGTAGCGGTAGCCTTAGGAGCATTGGAAATGTACTTGGTGGTGGTCTGCGGAGCGGACTTCACGATGCGGTCATACTCGGCATCGTCATCATCGGTAGCCACGCCAGCAACGGAAGCGAGCGAGTACCTGCGGAGATATGAAATCAAAGCACCAGCCTGTTGACCAGTAGCACCCTTCTCGACAGGGATGAGGCAGGTGGATTCAATCTTGGTTCCGTTGGTGTGGATGATGATGGTCTTGATGCCGACACCCAGTTGCTCATCGGAGAACACGCTGTTGGAGGAGCAGGGCATCTGGAGGATAGCCAGACCATGCTTGGCGAAAATAGGCTTAATCACCGAAAGGTGAGCCGACAGGCTGGCGTACTTGGACTTATGAAAAGGATTGTTGCTGTCGGCAACGATGTCCTTGGTCTCAGCCATAGCCTTGATGATTGCGGTGTAGAGTTCGGAGTTATCGACTCCGTTGTTATTCGATTCGTTGTTATTCATCGGGAGAATACATATGGTCTACCATGACACACACGATTCGTCAAGAGAAAAAAATCGCCCTCATCCAACCACGAATGAGAGCGAATAAACCTTGCGGTTTTCCACACGAATAACACTAGCACACTTACGCACGAATGTTATAGGTGTTTTCCTTCTGGGGTCAAGCAGTAATACCAACGAAATAATCTCTGAGCCTACGGACAAAGGCAACGCCAGTCTCCTTGCTGTTGAACCTCTCGACCAGCGTATCGCCTGTGTAGTTGGTGGTGATGATGGTTGTACGCAGACCAGAGGTACGCTCATCCATGATGGCGAACAAATCGGTCTCCAGTCTGGGCGTAAGCCGCTCCTTGCCCAAATCGTCAAGAACAACGACCTTGGCGGAAATCAAAGCGTCAATAACCTTGGAGTGCTTCTTCTCATCAAAGCCTTCCGCAATCTTGGCTTCAAACTTACGCATCTGCAAGAACATGCTATCGGTATGGTTGTCGAGCCAGAGTTTATTATAAAGCCACCAAGCCGCCCTGCTCTTGCCCAGACCAGTCTGCCCATGCAGGATGACCCCACACTTGCCATCGACAGGAGCCCAAGCCTTTACCTTACGCATAAAGTCATTGAACTCCATGTCGGTGTTGCGGAAGGCCAACGGCATCTCGGGGTGAATATTGTCACCCACCCACTCGACATTCATCTGCTTGAACACTTCCCTGTAGTTATGGGGAGGCTTTAGAGCCCACTCGGTCTCGTAGCACTTCCTGCAAAGAACCATGTCCAAGAACCGCCCAGTATCCTTGCTGTAGACAGGACTGCCGATTTGACTGCAATGGTGGCACTTAGAAGCCATTGGAATGTTCCTCCTTGGTGGTGACATGCTTGACAGCCTTGCAAGCCGTCTGAGCGGGAAATAGACCAAGCCATCCGTTACGCATGGACTGGGCAATGGTGTCGATTGCATCCTTCTCGCTGAGTGCGGTCATGTCCTTGAGTTGAAGAATGATGGTTGTCTTTGTCAAAGGCTTTCGCTTTTCCTTTCGGTAAGCCTCCCAGCATAGCCATGCTTTCTTGAATTCAACCCCATGAGGAAGAACATAATCCACCTCGCCCTTTGTATCTTCTCTATTCTTCTTATCCTTCTCTTGTATATATGTAGCCGATTTTTCGGCTAGGGGGTAGCCGATTTTCTGGCTGGGGGTAGCCGATTTTCTGGCTCCCCCCTTCATGGACTCGGAACCACAGGTACGCAACACCCTTGTCTCCCCGATATTCTCGATTCTAATCACGAATCCAGAATCAACCAATGAGGATAGATGCTCCTTGACTGTGGACTCGGAGATGTCGCAAGCCTCAGCAAGATATGCGTTGCTGGCGTAGCAACCATCGTTGCCATCCAGACATTGGATGACACCATACAACAGTTTAGCCATAGGACTAATCTGGGCATTGAAGACCTCTCTGGGGATGTAAACACCCCCAAAGGTCACGGCAGGTTTCTGCTTCATCGCTTAGATGTCGATGGTGGTAATCTTGTCCTCGTAGGAAGGCCACATGTCGTGGTCGATGCACATCTGCATGTTGGCGAGATTGATGTTCAGCAACTCCATCTGACGCTTCAAGGTCTTCTCGGAGATTTCAAACGCACGAACACCATGAGGGGCTTCCTTCTCGACAAAGATGAAGATGAATCTGAATCCATCGAATCCGTTGTGAGCCAGCAAGGTGAGATACATAGCCGCTTGCAGGTGATACATGTTGTCATCGATGACATTCTTAACCGAATACATGTTCTTGAGACAGGCGTTGGTGGTCTTGAGGTCGAACACGCACTTATCATCCCAGTTCACCCAGTCCAACTTGCCCTTAATCTTGATGTCCTTGAACGGCAGGACATCGGAGAACACGGCAACTTCAGCGTCACCATTGTTGCAACCTTGGTAGAAGGTCGAGTGGCTACGCACAGCCTCA